GTGGAGTCAGAGGATTAAGATACACATTTGAGGCTGGAGGCAATGCTGCTAGTTTAGAATCATTCTATTCTATATATGATGAATGGGCACAGACACGAGAACAAATAGAATCAATAAAAATAAAAGGAAAGGTGCAAGATAAAGAAGCATTTAAAGATGGTCCACCTTGTCTAAATAGATTGGCTGAAGAGGGTTTTGGTGAGGGATCAAGAAACAATGCATTGTTTAACATAGCTGTGTTTTGTAAAAAAGCTTTTGATGGTTGGGAAAACAAAGTTGGTGAATACAATCAAAAGTATATGACACCACCACTAACATATAACGAAGTGCAAACAGTTATAAAGTCTGTTGGTAAAAAACAATACGAAAACTACAGATGTAAAGACCAACCTATTTGTGGAGTGTGCAATGCAGCTAAATGTAGAACTAAAAAATTTGGTGTGGGTTATGATGAAGAGCAAATGCCGGAGTTGGGTCAGCTGTCAAAAATATGTTCAACACCATCGCAATATTTTTTAGATGTAGATGGCAAAAGAGTAGAGTTAACTAAAGAACAATTACACAATGCAAATTTATTTTCAATAGAGGTAATGGACAAAGCAGGAGTGGTTATCGCTAGTATACCTAAAGGACCAGATTGGAGAGAAATTTATTTAAAGACTTTGTTTGCAACTATGCAAGAGATAGAACCACTAAAATCTTTAGACCCTAAAGAAATGTTAATACATTTATTGCAAGAGTTTACTGTAAATAGGACACAGGCAAGAACAAGAGATGACATCTTAAGCAAGATGGCATGGACAGATGAGGATGGTAGTTTCTGTTATTTTAGAATGGATGACTTTTTTGCTTTTTGTAAACGAAACAATTGGGAACTAGATAAAACTAAGACAGGAAACTTATTAAAGAGTCTAGATAAAATTTTTGAAAAAGAGGTCAGACTAAAAGTTAAAAACCAAAATCCACATTTAATAAAAATCAATGCTATGAAAAAAACGACGCCTTCTATTAGTCCCATAAAATATGAGGAGACACCTTTCTAATGAATATTTTAATTCCTAAATTAATATTGTTTCCAAAAAGAATTGTTACAGTTGATTTATTTTTTTTACAAATAACACAGTCTTACACTAATAAATTTTTTATAGGTGAATTAAAAGATGACATAAGAAAAAATGGTCTTTTATGTCCTTTGGTTGTGAGTAAAGAAAAAAGATTAATTGATGGTAATCATAGATATGAAGCCATGAAAGAAGATTATACACATGCTTTTGCGTATGAAATAGATGATATAGAGGAGGAAGATGTGTTTTTCTCTAGATTAAATTCTAGGTTGTGGCAGGAGAATAAATGAAAACAATAATACTAGGGCCACCAGGCACAGGTAAAACAACAACACTATTAAATTTAGTGGAGGAGTTTTTACGTGCAGGCACAGACATAAAAAAGATAGGGTATTTTTCTTTTACAAAAAAAGCTGCATGGGAAGCTACACGCAGAGCAGAAGAAAAATTTATGTTAGATCAAAAAGACATACCATATTTTAGAACATTGCACTCACTGGCATTTAGAATGTTGGGTGTAAAGAAAGAGCGAGTCATGAAATCAGCTGACTACAGTGACTTTGGCAAAAAATGTGGCATACCTATCAAGGTTGCTAGTTGGAAAGAGGATAATGGTATATTTTCTTCTGACAATGAATATTTAAGAATAATAAACCAAGCAAGAGTTAAAGAGATACCAGTATTAGATCAATACGATAAAAACAGACATGGTCTGGACATAGAGAGAGATTTATTATATTTGTTAGATCAAGAACTTAAACGATATAAAAAAGAGAAAGGACTTATAGACTACGATGACATGTTGGAACAATTTGTTGAACAAGATGTATCACCATCTTTTGACGTATTATTTATTGACGAGGCACAGGACCTCTCACCTTTGCAGTGGAGAATGGTCCGGACTTTATGGGCGAAAGCAGACAAGACCTACATTGCAGGGGACGATGATCAAGCTATATTTAAATGGGCTGGCGCTGATGTTGATACTTTTATCGCTCTTAAAGAAGAAGTAGACCACGTAGACACACTTAGTCAATCGTACCGTATACCTGGCGGACCGATACACGAACTATCACAAGACATAATTAGAAAAGTTACAAACAGATACGACAAGTATTATTTACCACGACAAGAAATGGGTGACTTGACACGATACTCTGACTTAACGCAGGTTGACATGTCACAAGGAGAGTGGTTGGTATTGTCAAGTGCAAATTATTTTTTAGATGACGTAAAAGATTTATGCGAGTTACAAGGGTGGTACTATTCTCACAAACACAAAAACTCTATTAAGTTAGATTTATTATTGGCAATTCAAGCATGGGAGAAGTGGCGCACAATAGAACACGCTTTACCCGTTGCATCGATAAAAAATATTTATTCGTACCTGGGAGAAAACGTAACCAAAGGTTATCGCACCGGTAAAACTTTTGACGAGAATGAGGATGGTTATTACATCGAAGAGTGCACCGGGGACCACGGATTACAAACGGAAGACGTTTGGTACAAAGCGTTTGCTGGTTTGGATACAGAAACAGAAAACTACATACGAAACATGTTAGCGAACAAAGAAAAAATTACACAAACACCACGCATAATATTATCAACAATACACGGAGCGAAAGGAGGTGAGGCTGATAATGTTTTACTACTTCCTGATGTTACTAAGTCTGCTATCGATCAAAATGATTTGGACCCAGATGAATTGCATAGGTTGTTTTATGTAGCAGTAACAAGAGCAAAGAAATCTTTGCATATTTTAGAACCAAAAAACTATGAAAGGGCATATATAATATGACTAAAAAATCAACGACGGCAAAAAGATTAGATCCAGAGGTTTGGGATAGAATCGACAGATGGAGAGAAAAAGGTTGGAGTTACACCGATCTAGCACACAAGTTTAAGCTGAGTAAATCAACACTTTCTTACCGTTACGGCAAAAACCAAAAAGAAAAAACACTACAAAGATCACAAAAAAGAAGAGATCATTTTCAATTAAAAATAGATCATTTTTTTGACAGAACAATTGATCAAAAAAGAGACCACAACCTTATGAATAAAAGACCAGAGAGAACTTGGGACTGTAAAGTAAGGGCATTTTATAGAGATAAAAACAACTCAACAAAAGGACTAAATATGAAAACTAGAAGAAACGAAATGGAAGAACATTTATGGCCAAACGAGGGTAAAGATAAAAACGGTTTGTCTTTTCCATATGTAACTTGTGCTATCACTGGTAAAAAACATTCTGTAATGGAGGCGCAAGCACATCCGTTAAGTATGAATTTAGATCACGAAATACCTGTTGCAAGAGGAGGCAGAAACGAATTAGAAAACTGTCAACCTCTAGGAACAGCAATTAATCAAATAAAAGGTGATAGAACTAATGAAGAACTTTTTGATATACTTTTTGATATATTTAGAGCGGACCCTTTTATTAATTATGTGGAGAAGGTAAAAAAATGCAAAATCCTTATAAAAAACAAATAGGCGGTAGTCATTACAATCGTTACAAGATACAGCCAGCCGAATTTGTCAATAAAAACAAGTTGTTATTTGCCGAGGGAAATGCTATAAAGTATATCATGCGTCACCCTCATAAAGGCAGCGGCAAGCAGGATCTAGAGAAGGCAATTCATTATATAGAAATGATAATAGAAAGAGATTATAAATGAGATCTATACAGCAACCGTTGTTTACACCAGAGACAGAGTGGGTGCCACCAATTAATTTGCCTGACTTAAGTCAGCACAAAGAAATAGCAATAGATTTAGAGACAAGAGATCCTAACCTTATGAAAATGGGGTCAGGTTCTGTTAGAGGAGACGGGGAGATAGTTGGCATTGCCGTTGCGGTCGAGGGCTGGTCCGGCTATTTTCCTATAGCGCACGAAGGCGGGGGCAACATGGACCGCGCATTAGTATTAGATTGGTTTGAAGAAGTCTTACACACTACAGCTACAAAAATATTTCACAATGCTATGTATGATGTATCGTGGATCAGGTCACTTGGCTTTCACATAAACGGTGGCATCATTGACACTATGATTGCAGCATCATTAGTAAATGAGAATAGATTTCGTTACACGTTAGATGCGGTTGCAAAAGATTATGTTGGCGCAGGTAAGAACGAAAGGTTATTACAAGAAGCAGCAAAGGATTGGGGCGTAGATGCCAAGGCTGAGATGTGGAGATTGCCGGCACCGTTTGTAGGTGAGTATGCAGAGAAGGACGCAGAGATCACACTAAAGTTATGGGGTGCAATGCAACATGAGATATCAAAACAAGATTTGTGGGACATATTTAATTTAGAAACTAATCTGTTTCCATGTCTGGTCGATATGAAATTTAAAGGTGTACGTGTAGATCTTGACATTGCAAACGGCATCAAAAAATCTTTGATTAAAACAGAAAAAGATTTACACAAGGACATAAAAAAGATTGCAGGTTTTGACATAGAGATATGGGCTAACGCTTCTATTGCCAAAGCATTTGACAAACTAAAAATACCGTACGACAGAACAGAGACAGGCGTACCAAGTTTTACAAAAAACTTTTTGGCTACACACCCAGCAGAGTTACCAAAGTTAATTGTCAATGCACGAGAGATTAACAAAGCCAACACAACATTTATTGAAACAATATTAAAGCACGAGCACAGGGGCAGGATCCACGCTGACATAAACCAGATACGATCTGACCAAGGCGGCACGGTTACAGGTAGATTTAGTTATAGTAACCCGAACCTGCAGCAGATACCAGCACGGCACAAGGAGCTGGGACCGCTGATTAGATCTATATTTATACCGGAAGACGATCACACCTGGGGTTGTTTTGACTACAGCCAGCAAGAACCAAGGATACTGGTACACTTTGCATCTTTAATGAGACTAGAGGGCACAGGTACGATTGTAGATTCATATAAAGATGGTAGCGCAGACTTTCATCAGATGATTGCGGACATGGCTGGCATTGAACGTAAACAAGCCAAGACAATTAATCTTGGTATCATGTATGGCATGGGCAAGAACAAACTTATGGCTGAACTAGGATTAATGAAAGATGCTGCAGAAAAACTATTAAAGACTTATCACCAACGAGCACCGTTTGTAAAAATGTTATCAGAAGCTGTATCACGCAGGGCCGATGACAGCGGTAAGATAAGAACTATTGGTGGCAGATTATGCCACTTCGACATGTGGGAGCCCCATGGTTTTGGAATAAAGAAACCATTGAACCACGCCGATGCCCTCAGGGAACACGGACCGGGGATTAAACGCGCGTTCACGTACAAAGCTTTGAACAAGTTGATCCAAGGATCAGCTGCGGACATGACAAAACAGTCTATGTTGGCCTTGTACAGAGAGGGGGTGATTCCCCATATACAAATTCATGATGAACTTGATATCTCAGTTGCAAGC